ATCGTGATGCCGGCGCCCTTGCCCCCGATCGGGATGAGCTGGTTGCTGGCATCGACCTGGTACAGCCCGGTGTCGTCCGGCGTGATGCCGAAGGCCGCCCGCTCTGCCGGGTCGGTGAGGCTGCGATAGCCGGTGCGGGACTGATCGAGGCCCAGCCGTGCGGTCTCGTTCTGCAGCCCATAGCCCTCGAGCTGCGCATCGCGCAGCGGCGCTTCATAAGCCCGCTCGTCGGCGAGGAGGCCGGCATTGTAGGCGCGTTCGTCGGCTCGATCGGCCATCGCATACTGGCGATCCATCATTGAGCCCGCGACGAGCTGCTGCGCGGGCGTCGCCCACTCGGACCCCAGCACGTCGTAGAAGGCGGACGGATCGCCACCGGCGCGGGCCATCGCCAGCGCCTGAGCGACCTCGGCCTGCCCCGCTGCCTCGGCCTCACCCGCTCGGCCCATGTTGGCGTTGTAGAGCAGCGCGTCGCCGATGGCGTCGAACCCCTGCCCGAGGTTCTGCGGCGTCTGCTTGCGCGCAGCGAGCGCCGTCGCGACATCGCGCAGGTTCTTGGCCTGCGCCGCGGTCAGCTTCTGGCCGGTATTGCCGGACCATACGAATGGGGACTGCATTAACCTGCCCTCAGATAGACTTGGTCGAACGGCCCCATCTATGCGGCCTCCCTCAATGCGGTTTCGCCCAGACGCATCAGCCCGGAGTAGTTCACGCGGCGATATCCAGACGGGTGCGAGCGGTCGACCAGCGTCGGGTGCCTGCGCTCTACGTCCTGGGCGATGACGCCGACGTCCGGCGCGCCCGAGCCCTTCCAGCGCCACGTCTTGACCGGCACGCCGGCAACCTTGGCGCCGGTTTCCTTGATGTCGGTCTTCAGGTCGCGATCGGAGAACGCCATGAGGGCCGAAGCGCCGAGCCCCATGAGGCCGCCCACGGTGCTGTTCCACTGGCCCATCTGCTGGCCGTAGAGGTTCTGAGCGGCCGCGTTGTTGCTGGCCGTGATCCCCGCAATGTCGGTGCCGGCAAGCGGCGTGCTCGACGTGCCGCCGAACATGGGTTGGCCGATCTGCGTTCCGGTCGCGAGGCCGATGTTCTCGTTGAGCGCCTGGTTGCGCGTCGTCAGCCGCTCGTTGAGGGCCTGGTTGCGCTGGGTGTTCGCAAGGTCGAACAGAGCGGTGTCGTTGGCAAAGCCCATCTGCTTTGCGGTATTGCCGAAATTGCCGGCATTGATCGCGAGCTGCTGCAGCCGGTTCTGCTCCTGCCCTGCGCCGAGGATGGCGCTCGTGCGGTTCTCGGCGACGCCGCGGTCAAAGTCGGCCATCGAGTCCGAATACGCCTGAGAGCCCACGCGGATGCCGCGATTGGCAAGGCTCGCCTCGAGCGCGCCGCGGTCCCGATCGATCTGGGTATTGAGCCGGCCCATGAGGGCGTCTTCGACCCGCTGGCGATCCGCGGAAAAGTCGTTGGTTCCGAGGTCGGTTTGCAGCCCCGGCCGCGTGATCCCGGCCGCATTCCCGCCGGCCGGAAGCCCGTCGGTGTTGAACGAGGTGGACAGCAGATCCCCGACCTGGCCCGACTGACGACGCGCGATGTCGGCAAGGTTCTGCTGCGTGCCGGTGTTGGTGTCGAACAGACGCTGCTGGTCGGCAGACAGCGAGAGTGTCTGCGTCATCTTGGGCAGCTTATAGGTCTTGCCCGTCGTCGGGTCCGTGAAGTCGTACGTACCGTTCTGGGTGTACGAAATCGAGCCCTGCGGCCCAACCTGGTTGACCGAGTTGAGCTGCTGCGTGGCAAGTGCCGTCGCGATGTTCGAGCCGGTCTGTGCGCCGGCGGTTTCCGTGACGCTGGGCGTCTGCGGTGCCTGGGGTTTGCCGATTTTTCCCTATCACGCCGCTAGGCGTGCCTCCTCATCGCGAAAGCGAGGCTGGAACCAGTGAAGCTCCGCCTTCTTCGCCTCATGGGCGGCGATCGCCGCCGCTTCGGTACTGAAGTGGCCGAGGTTGTGCGTGATCCCATCGACGACCAGACGAGCGGTCCAAGCGTGTCGGTCGTGACGATACCAAACCCCGACATGAGACCTGCGAGACGCGAAAGACTGCTTTGAAAGGTTCTGACGGTTCTCGCCGTTGGTGCATTCGCGAAGGTTGGCAAACGCGTTGTTCGACCGATTGCCATCCGCGTGATCGACCTGATCCTTTGGCCAGCGGCCCGTCACGTAGAGCCACGCCAGTCGATGGCAGAGGTACTTTCTGCCGTCGATCGTCATCCTCCAGTAGCCATCCTTGCGGGGGAACCCAAGGCGCTGCCCCGCCGCGACCTTGTGCCTGTCCACTCGTGCGACGAACTCCCCGCTTTGCGGATCGTAGCTCACGAGATCGCGGAGACGCGCTGCGTCGATAGTCTTACCCATGCCGTCTCCTTTCCAGTGCCGTCGCGACGCCTTCACGCCGGCCTGCGAGGCGAGGCACGAGGACGCCATCGAAGCCGTAGCGCTGCGCGATGCGCACCATGCGCACGTTGCTGGCCGCGACGCGCAGCACGATCATCTGGCAGCCCCACTGGTCGAAGGGGATCGCAAAGATCGCATGCAGCGTCTGCCGCGTGAGCCAGCGTGGGCTGGTGGCGGCGGTCGTCAGCTCAACCACGCCCGCTTCCGGATCGTAGTTGTGAAACACGGTTCCGCCGACGAGTTGACCCTGCTCGACGTAGCCGATGGCCGAGGCCTTGCCGAAACCTCGATCGCCACCCGGCAGGTGACGGGAGACGAAGTCGATGACGACACCGTCCTCGTCCTCAACCATCCCGATCAAACGACGATCGCTCCCGGCTCAAAGGTGACTTCGAAGACGACCAGCTCGGCGTCAGCCGATATCTGGGCGCCGCTCGACATCAGCAGGATGGGCGCGTGCGCATAGCCAGATTTGCCGACCGACACCCACATCGTCCTCGCGGTGTAGAGCGCAGCGCCGATATCCCACCGCGCCAGGTCCCACAGGCCCACGTCCCAGGTGCCGGGGGACCCGTCTGTCGGCGGCGCATCCGGGAACGCCGGCAGTCCGGTTTCATAGTCGACGGCCGCCGCGACGCGCGGAATGATCGGCGCGCGGGTTCTGAAGATCGCGCGCGCCTGCCGGATCGTTTTGTACTGCCCGACCCGATCGAGATGGTCGACGTGCCCCAGATAGACATGCCGGATGATCGTCCCGTCGTCGGAACCGCCGACGTCGGCCTGCATGAGGCGCCCGTCGTTTCGGCCGAAGTAGACGCCGTCGTTCACCAGGATCACCGTGCGGGTATTCCAGCCGGTGATCTTCGCCCAGGCGCCTGTTTCGAGGTTGACCGCAAAGCAGATCGGCGGCGTCACCTCATCGACCACGGGACAGGTCACATAAGCGATGTTGCGGGACGTCCATTTGACAATCTCCCAGGGGTGCACGCGGCGCTCCCGGGCTTCCGTCTGCCAGTCGGGCTGGATGGGCGCGCTGATCGCCGTGGCCGCCAGGGCGGCAGGGTCCTTCGACATGATCGCGCTGAGTGTGATCAGCCCCATCTCGGTGAGGATGAGAAGGTCGCCGCCAACGGTCAGGTATGCGTTCTTGCCGAGCGGCGGTGACGCGTCATAGCGACCGACCAGGCGCCAGCCGCCGGCATCGGCCGGATCACTCTCGTAGACCGCGACCTCGCCCTCGGTCGAGGCAAAGACGATCTTGTCGTCGAGGCCGTTCCCGCTGTCGAGCGACCATGTCGCGGTGAAGAGCAGGGCCCCACCCTTCCCGAACACCCCCGCCAGCGACACCTTGGACGCCGCGCCGGCAATGGCATCGGTGGGCAGGTACCATGCGTTCATGGTGCCGCCCTCAACCATCCACACGCGATTGCGGTAGACGTTCACATGGCTGATCTTGTCAGTGCCGACCCCGTCGATCTCGCCCGGCGCGCCACCGCTGGCGATGGTCGACCAGGCCGCGCCGTCGTACTTGCGCATCGTGTCCGTGCCGTTCGCCGCCAGCATGAAATAACCGCCGGACGTGGCCATGTTGGCGTGCGAGAAATAGCTGCTCGTAAGCCCGCTTATGTCGGCGGCCGGCGGCACATCGGGATCTGCAACCGTCGTCAGGTCGAAGATGCTGCCGTTGCAGGCGGCGAACAGCTTGCGGATGCTGCTGCCCACATAGGACATGGTGCTCTCGATAGGCTGGCCGGCGACAGCCGTTGCGTGCTTTCGCGACCCGCGCCGCATGCGGATGCCGGTCTGGGTCGGATAGAAGTTCTCCAGCCTCTGAGCTGCACCACGCTGAGCGGCCGCAAGGTTGGTCGCAGACACCCAGCCAGCCGTTGGAGCGGCAAATGGCTTGTGCTGCATCGTGGGCGGCTTGCGCCGAGGCGCGAGCACCCGTTTGTGTCGAGCATAGGCCATGGTCGACTACCCCAGCCGGCCCGGATAAGCCACGGTGGCGCCGGAGGGGACGCGGGGGCGTCCAACCGCGATCGCGACGCTGCCCTTGTCCTTGCCGATCTGGCTGAACAGGGTATTCTCGTAGTCGCTCATATCCTCTGTGTAGTCCTGCCCCTTCTGCTGCTTCCAGCGGTACTTCAGGGCCAGCTCCAGCAGTCGTTCGTTGAGCCGGAACGTGTCGTCGTCCGCGGTGAACGCCACCTTGGGCGTGCCGGCACCATCCTTGGCGTACTTCGTGGTGACGTAGTAGAACGACACGACGTTGCCGGTTGAGAGCGGCGACAGATTACCGCCCTCTCGAATGTGAATGTTGTCACCGATCATCGTCCAGGCGCCGAGAAGGCCGGCCCCCTGCACCTGCGTGCCCAGCCAGTCGTCGGTGTCGGGAATGTGCGCGAGCGGCCAATGGGGCGTCGAGGCGGGCCACAGCTTTGCCTTTTTCAGCATCCGCTCGTAGTCGTCGGGCTTCGGGAACGAAAGGCTCAACCCGTCGCCCGTGATGGTCGCGAGAGTTTTGAGCGCCGTCCAGTCGTGGTTCGTGTCAAAGGCGATCATCCGGGCACAGTCATTGACCATGCCCTTCAACTCGAGCGCCTCGCGCGTCGTCTGCGCAAAGAGCACAGTCGGGCGCTCGACGCCAATGCCTAGACTGGCGTTCTGGACGACGCTCAGGATGGTCATCAGGCGGCCTTGTTCGGGTTGGCAAGCTCGGCATTGACTTCGTCGGCCCTGGCAATGAGCTGGGCGCGGCTGAGGGCGGTGTCGACCGGATGGCCGGCGCTGTCGAGCCAGTTGCGGATGTCGCCGTCCTCGTAATCCTCGAACGGCGAGCGCTTGGCCTTAAGGGCTTCGACGATCTCGTCCTTGGTCTTGGGCAGATCGTCACCCAGCACTTTCTTGGCGGCCGCCTTGAAGGCCATGAAGTTGCCGTCCGCCAGAGCGAGGACGTCGGTCGCGGTCGGCGCATCGCTCACTGTCTTGGCCGCGCTGCCGGCCTTGAGGGCTTCGATCTGCGACTGCAGATCGGCGATGACGCTGGTCTGCGACTTCACCTGGGCGGCGAGCTCGGCCGCGTCGATGCCGCTGGATGCCGCGTCGAGGTAAGCCT